GAGTAAAAAGATATAAATATAACTACAAGTTTGGTTGAGATTGATGTTTTATGTGTTTTTAGTGAACTGATTGAATAACCAAAAAAGGATACAAGTATGGTAAAAATAGTAAGGATGTTCCTTGCTTTATTTGCTACACTATGGTATACTACTTCACAACTTAATAGTTCGGCACCATTTTATATTGATAGTAATTCAAAATCATCAATAATTGAAAAAATGGGCGACACGAATTATTATCAAACCCCCGAACCAAAAATTAAATATTCATCAGCAGACGCCGATTGTCTCGCAAAAAATATTTATTTTGAAGCAGGAGTGGAGAGTACAGCAGGAAAACTCGCAGTAGCAAACGTTACGATTAATCGTAAACTCAATGCGAATTATCCTAATACCATTTGTGGTGTAGTGCAAGAAGGCATTCATTATTATGATGCTGAGTTAAAAGATCATGTTCCGGTGAGAAATAGATGTCAGTTTTCGTGGTATTGTGACGGACGTTTGGATGTTCCAAATGAGGGTAGAACATGGGAGTCTGCACAATCTCTTGCAGTAAGAATATTGGAAAGTCATTATGATAAAGAACTGATAGACATAACAGACGGAGCGACACATTATCACGCTAATTGGATGAAGAAATTTCCAAAGTGGAGTTACCAAAAGAAAATAATGGCATCTATAGATAGACATATATTTTATAGAAAATATTAAAAATTTCAAAGAATTGACTTGACAAACCTCTCACTTTTCTGTATAATAGTATATGAAGAGTGAGAAAAGTTAATTAATTCTAACCTAGAGATTGAAAATGAAAAAGTTACTACTGACAATAAGTTTTTTGACGTTACTTAGTTCTACTTTGATGGCGAAAACCGAAACCATTACAGAGGAAGTTTGTAATGCTCCAGCGGGTTGTCGTATAGAAATGACCACTGGTTTTTGTCCAGATTGTATTTCTATAACAAGAACGATTGTCACGAAAAATATTGTAAAAACAACATTTCCAGTTGTTAAAAAAGTTGATCTGATATTACCTATATCCTATTACAAGTATGGATATCCTACAACGCCTGGAATGAATTTGTTGACATCTACTATTCATCGGTAAGATTGAAACTATATAATAAAATATAAACATTGATAAAGGAAACTGATATGCCCTATTATGATTATAAATGTTCATCCTGTGAACATGAGTTTGAAGAAAACATGAAGATAGTTGATAGAAACAAACCAACTGAAGAACCCTGCGTAAAATGTTCTGAGATAGCTGTGAAACATATATTTGGAACTTCTCATATTGGTGATCCTTGGCACCATGCTGGTAGAAAAATTGATGCTGGTTTCAAAGACCGCCTCAAAGAAATTAAAAAATTACATCCAAGAAATACTATTGATATTCGTTAGTTTATGAAAAAATTTAATTATGATCTTTTTGATAATCGAAAAGACCTAATCGAACAAGACAACTCAGGTAACAATGGAAGAATGTATCATGCTCCAAATGGCACATATCCATCCATCACAAATCTTCTTTACGAAATAGTTTCAAAAGCAGGTATACAAGCTTGGAAGAATAAAGTTGGACACGAAAAAGCACAACGAATTTCTACCAAAGCTTCTATTCGTGGAACTAAGATACACAACGTAATAGAAAAATATATGCGTGGTGATGAGGATTATCTACAAGGAGTAGCACCAGAACATATTGAACTAATCAAACTCGCTTTACCACAAATAGATGAGAGAATAGATAACATTCGTGGTATTGAGTTACCACTTTGGTCTGATGGATTAAAGACAGCAGGAACAACAGATTTGATTGCCGAATACGAAGGTGAACTAGCCGTCATAGATTGGAAGACCGCTACTTACATCAAGAAAGAAGAATACATCCTATCTTACATTCTTCAAGGAACTGCTTATTCACTAATGATATACGAAATGTACGGTGTCATTCCGAAAAAGGTGGTTCTCTGTATGTTGATAAGATTTGAAAAAGACAAATACAATCCATTAATGGATACTGATATTTTAGTCGATTGGAGAGTATTCAATCCTCTAGATTACATACATAAACTAAAAGAAGTATGTGACGCTTACCACTTTAAAATGTCTTGACATTTCGTTTATAAGTTGGTATAATATAAATATCATAAAGAACTTAAAGAATTTGTTTGATGACCCAAAAGGATAGTTAAGTAAGACATCGGTGCGATTCCGATCAGCTCCACCAAAGAAAGTTATGGAAAAGAAATTAATGTGGCTTGCAATAATGATATTTCTTGGATTGTGTTTAACTTATGCCACACTTTATTTTGGATATGACTTTCGTTGATGGGGCTGTAATAGAGTTCGATTGCTAATGAAAGTATTGGAGAGAACAAATCGGGTGATTGACTACAATCAACTAAATTAGATGCAAACTTTTTCGCAGCTAATAATTCAGATTATTCCCCAGCGCGGGTTGCTCTAGCGGCATAATTAATCTGTAGGGTTTGGGGAATCGCCTCGTAACAGAAGATTCCCCTTCTACACAATTTTTGGATAGGAATAATGAACACAAAAATATACAAAAAAAGATTAGGGGATGGAAAAGTTAATACCTCTGCAGAAATGATTGAAGAACAAGAAGAAAAATTATGGGAGCAAAATCCAATGGAAGCGTTACGTTATGAGAAAATTGAAACAAGAAAGAAACTAAATTGGATGGCAAGATTTTTTTTGTCTCTGATTATAGTTTTAACTTTTTTGTTTTTAATATGGTTGTTATTTTTCGGAGCATTACCAGCCGATTCTCGCGATCTGATTAATATCATGGTGGGGGCATTCGTCGCGGTGCTCAGCAAAGTAACCGATTATTGGTTCAAGGAGAAAGACGATCCTGAACAAAAAGAAGGCGAAGCAGTAAGAAATACGAATGTTTAAAATTGACTTGACAATGAAACCACAATTTGTTATAATAAAATATTATGGAGTTACAGTATGACAGAATTACTTAATATGTTTACGAGTGAAAGATATAATAATGAAATCAACGAAATTGTTGAAACGACTAAGATGAGTTTTCTCGATGCTATAATGTATCATGCTGATGAAAATAGTCTTGAGTCGGAAACAGTTGCTGGTTTGATTAATGTCAAAACTAAAAACAAACTAAGGGAAGAAGCGGAGACCTTGCATTTTATGCCAAAGACATCCAAACTTCCTATATGATACCAAAAGTGCGACCCTTTGAAGTGTACCAAAAATACCTATCGTTGAAACAACACTTCAACAGAACGAACTATGATTATTTCAAGTTCAACGGTAAGGTACGAGCAAACGAATCTTCTTTCGATAGAAGAAGAGACAAACATCATTTTGTTCGTTTATCAAAAATTTATAAAGAAGAAGACCTGACAAAATTTCTTGTTTCCAATTTTGTAAAGACAAGGGATTTGTGGGTAGGTAATGTAACCTCACCAGAAGGTAGGAATAATTACATTGCTTGGAAGGCAAAGATACAAAGTCTTCCTTATGTATTTGAGAATGAGATTGGTTCTTTGTTTGAGGAAAACAAAAGTTTCAATTCCATTTTCGATGTGGTGGATGGTCAACATCCTCCAATGCTTCATCATGTATTTGGTGAAGATGTTTCAGTAGAATCCTTTATTATTCTGGATTCGATACTGAATCTTTCCTCTAACTTCAATGAGAAGATTGAGGAATCGGTCATTTGGCCGGAACTATATAGTATGTGTAAAAATTATGCTCCTTTCTTGAATTTGAATAAGCAGAAATACGTTGACATACTGAAAAAACAAGTAGATTTATATTATGAATAAAGTGGATAACCAGAAATACGGAGAAAAAGATGGCAAGTTCATTTGCATCACTCAAGAAGAATCGGTCTGCCGATTTAGAAAGACTCAATCAATCGATTGAGAAAATCAACAACCCCAAAAACAATTTCAGTCGCGACGATGAACGATTCTGGAAAGCAGAATTGGATAAATCTGGAAGCGGTTACGCTGTAATTCGTTTTCTTCCATCACCTGAGAATGAAGATATGCCTTATGTGCGTGTTTTCAATCACGGATTTCAAGGTCCAGGCGGATGGTATATCGAAAACTCTTTGACTACTATTGGTCAGAAAGATCCATTGGCAGAGTATAACTCTACTCTTTGGAACTCTGGAATCGAAGCGAAC